AAGCTTTCGCACAAGAGAAAGCACAAATAACTGAGGTAGCTGCAAATACTACTTCGGCTAATACCAATATCGACAATTGGGATCCTGTCCTAATTAATTTAGTAAGACGTGCAACACCTGCGCTACTTGCATTTGATTTAGTTGGCGTACAGCCAATGACTGGTCCTACTGGTCTAATCTTTGCAATGAAGAGCAAGTATACTACACAAGCTGGTACAGAAGCATTATTCAACGAAGCCGATACTGGTTTCTCTGGTACTGCGTCTGGTGACTTAGGTACTGCTGATGCAGGAAATAACGATCCATTCTCTGGTGATGACCCAACTTCTGGTCCTAATGCTGATGCAGCGGACTCTGATACAGTTGCGGAATATCAACCAGGTAGTGCTATGACTACTCCTACTGCGGAAGCATTAGGTAACACTGGTAACGCTTTTGCTGAAATGGCTTTTTCAATTGACAAGACTACTGTGACTGCAAAGTCTCGTGCTCTTAAAGCTCAATACACAATTGAATTAGCTCAAGACCTTAAAGCGGTCCACGGTCTATCTGCGGAAACTGAGCTTGCGAACATCCTTTCAACTGAAATATTAGCTGAAATGAATCGTGAAATCATCCGTTTGGTAAACATCAATGGTGTAACATCAACTCAAGGTGCTGTAGCAGGAATTTGGAATAAATCTTCTGCTGTTGACGCTGATGGTAGATGGGCAGTTGAAAAGTTCAAATCACTAGTTCACGCTATCGAAATTGAAGCAAATCAAATCGCTGTTTCAACTCGTAGAGGAAAAGGTAACTGGGTTATCGTTTCTCATGGTGTAGCTGCTGCATTGAATGCTGCTGGTGCTCTTGATACTGGTTTAGGTATTACTGGTGGTGATAATGTTGACAGTGATGTCACAGGTTCACTATTCGCTGGTACTTTACTAGGTCGTACTAAGGTTTATATAGATCCATATGCTGGAGTAGATTACTTTACAGTTGGTTATAAGGGTACTAACCCATATGACGCTGGAATGTTCTATTGCCCATATGTTCCATTAAGCATGATGAAGACAATCGGTGAGAATGATTTCCAACCGAAAATCGGATTCAAAACTCGTTACGGTATCGCTAACAATCCTTTTGTTACTGCTGGAAACAACGCGAACGTATACTACAGAAAACGTAAGGTTACTAACCTGTAATTATCTGAAAGATACAACTAAAACCCGTCGCAAGGCGGGTTTTTTTTCGTATAAATATATTCATGCCAAACTTTTTAAATCCATCATCATTTGTATTAACACTAGATAGCCTAGCCTATTCTGGTGCTGAGTTTACTATTCAGACAATGATATTACCAGATGTAACTACAGAAGGTGCATCATTACCTTTTAGACAAATTGATGTAGGAAGAACTTCAGACAAAATGGTATTTGGTCAATTTGAAATATCATATCTTATTGATGAAGATCTATTAAACTATAAAGAGATATTTGATTGGATGAAATCTAATGTAGAAACAAACCATTCAACTTCAACAACCTCTGATCATTATAGAGACTTAACATTAACTGTTATGAACTCTGCTAATAATGTAACAAAACAAATCAAATTTGTGGATGCTTACCCGACAAGTATTTCTTCCCTACCATTTGATATCACCACAACCGATGTAGAATATCTTACTGCAGTCGTAACTTTCGCTTATTCATATTACGTATTCATATAAATTATCTATGTACATTTGAGGAAACTGTGTTATAATATAGTATATGATGATAAAAAATAAATGGCAGGGTGTTCGAAAGAAAACCAGTATAGGAAGACGGTGGATTAAGACTTCGTCTATGAATAAAAATAAGAAAAGAACTTTTAAAAAATATAGAGGCCAAGGGTAATATGGGGGCTAAAGATAGAGATTCTGAAGGTAAACCTACTAATTTAGAATTTAATAATGATGGTACAGTATGGAAAAATCATGAAGATTATTCTAAATATAAAAGAACTTTTCCTATTTTTGATGAATATGAATTAGATTTTATGCCAAAAATTATAGAATGGAATGATGAAGGTTATAGATATAAATATGTTGATGGAGTAAATATTCGAGAATATTTGTTGGATGATTGGGAAGGCTCTGCTAAATTAACTCAAAAAATGATTTTTGAAATGAAAATAGCTATGGATGATATTTGGAAAAAACTTTATCAGATATCAATAGAAAAGTTAAATGGTGAGTTTTTGTGGTATGGTGATCCCATTTCAGAAAATTTAATTTGGAACGATGATACTAAAAAATTAACACTTTTAGATTTAGATAGTTTTGAAATAACCACATATGTTCCTATAAGTGATATGACTAATAGATTTATACAACAATTTGAAACACAATTTATAATAAGGCGAATAGTATATTGAATATTGAAGAAGTATTGAAGATGTGGAAGGAAGATTCCATAATAGATGATTTAAAATTAGATGATACCACTATAAAAATGGCACGTATCCATAGTAAATATTTAGAACTAATTACTATCTCTAAAATGGGCAAAAAGAAAAAAGATCTTGCCTATAAAACATTACTTAAAGACAAATGGTTATACTATAATGGTAAACTGTCTAAAGAAGAGATTGACTTATTTGGTTGGGAGTATGATCCATTTGGGGGATTGAATAAACCACTTAAAGGAGATATGAATTATTATTATGATGCTGATACCGATATCCAAAAGATGCAAGCACGTTTAGAATATGATAAAGTTCTTATTGAAACATTAGAAGAAATAATGGGTACTATCAGATGGAGACACCAAAACATTGGTAACATAATTAAATGGAGATCCTTTGAAGCAGGTGTTTAGTAAGAAAACATTAGAGCTATTACTTATAAATTATACTAATATAAATAATGGTATAAGAAAGCCTTGTGAAGAAAAGACTAAATTTGAAAAATTAATTAAAGAAACCACAGAAGCAATAGCTAATGCTAAAGATCCTATAGTGTATAAAGATGGTATGACTCCATTAGAATTTGCTATATACTTAGCAGCTAAAGCAAATACAAAGGAGAAGTGAATGGAAGAACTATATAGAAAAATCGAAGCAATAGGAATAAATGAAGATCCACTAATGGTTGCAGGAATAATGATGGCACAAGCAATGAAAATTTATAAGTCAATATTACCTGAAGATGAATTCAAATCATTAACTAATCACATATCAGAAACTGCTGACAGTATTTCAATTGAAACGCCAACGCTAAACTAATTTTGGAACAAATAACCGTTAAGGTTAAAGATAATGCTTTTATCTATATTGACTGTGATGATAAGGGAATTATACAAGAGCTAGCAGAATACTTTACATTCTATGTTCCTGGCTATAAGTTCATGCCTCAATTCAGAAATAAATTATGGGACGGAAAAATTCGCCTCTTTAATTTACGTGATCAATCTTTATATGCTGGTTTATTTAAATATATAAAATCGTTCTGTTTAGAAAGAGATATAGAACTTACATCTGTATTAAGAGAACCACCAAGTAAATACAACCTTCCTGGGATGGATTATCCTGCTCCATTAGATTGGATATCATGTGCAGCACCTTTAAGTCTACCATTTGAACCAAGAGATTATCAGTTAGATGCTGTTGAACATGGATTACGTACACGATCAGGATTATTAGTAAGTCCTACAGCTTCAGGTAAATCAATGATAATATATCTTCTTATGAGGTATTTCTTAGAACACAATGATGATAAGTGTTTAATAATTGTACCTACTACTTCACTTGTTAAGCAAATGTATACAGACTTTGCTAAGTACTCAGAAAATGATAAACGTTTTTCTCCAGATGAAGATTGTCATGAAATTATGGCAGGACTTGATAAAGGCCATAAGACTAAAAGAGTTTATATATCTACTTGGCAATCAATATATAAAATGCAGAAGGGATACTTTGAAAATTTTGGTATGGTTGTAGGAGATGAAGCACATAACTTTAAAGCTAAATCATTAACAAGTATATTAACTAAATGTACTGAGGCTCGATATAGATTTGGATTAACAGGTACATTAGATGGTACACAAACACATAAATTAGTTTTAGAAGGTTTATTTGGAGCTCATAAACATGTCACTACATCTAAAGCTTTAATGGATAGAGGAGATCTTGCTAATTTAAATATTGATATATTATTACTTAAACATAAAGAAGAAGATTGTAAAGAAGTAAGTAAGATGAAATATCAAGATGAAGTTGAATGGATTGTTACATCATCTAAACGAAATAACTTTATAAAGAATTTAGCAATAGATTTAAAAGGTAACACCTTAGTATTATTTCAATTTGTTGAAAAGCATGGTGAACCATTATTTAGATTAATAGATGCTTCAGTAGAAAAAGGAAGAAAAGTATTCTTTGTATCTGGTAAAACATCAGCAGATATACGAGAAGAAATTAGAGGTATAACTGAGACAGAGAAGAATGCTATATTAGTATGTTCATATGGTACATTTTCTACAGGTGTAAATATAGTTAACTTACATAATATAATTTTCGCTTCACCAAGTAAATCACAGATAAGAGTATTGCAATCAGTTGGTAGAGGATTACGTAAGTCTGATCAAGATACAGTACTATATGACATCGCAGATGACCTGCATTGGAAGGCTAATAAGAATTATACTTTAAATCATAGTGCTGAAAGGGTTAAAATATATGCTAAAGAAAGGTTTAAATTTAAAATACACGAGGTTAAATTATTATAAATAGGTATATGGATGATATAGAAAACAAATTTCCACTAACACTAGAGGATGTCCCTGTTAAGATGCTTAAATTAGTATCAGGGGAATCTATTATTGCGTATGTGCATGATGGAGATGATGATAGTATTTCTATTGAAGAACCGATGCGCCTCTCGATTGAAGAGGATCAGCAGTTGGTTTTCTCTCCATACTTACCATTTTCTGATAATACTCTACATCATTTAGATATGCATAACGTAATGCTTGAGTCCGAGGTTAGTACAGATATTAAAGGATTTTATATGAAAATATTATTAGATCAGGTTGAAGGATTAGATACTCCAAATCAAGCTCCATCAGTAACAACGATGAAAGGAACTAATACCCTACATTAATTCTATATCCAGTCTCCCCAGAGTACTATCTTATTATACCATACAAAAGGCTGAAAGTAAACAGCTAACGGAAAATAAATATGCAAATAACCTCTAACGCCGCAAACAAAGTATCAGGAATGAAATCCGGAGATGAGCACTTACGTGTTTATATTACTGGTGGTGGATGTTCAGGTTTTAATTATGGATTTATATTAGATAAGAAGATGATAGACGGTGATTTTAGTCTTGAAAAAAATGGTATGGAAGTACGTATTGATCCGATGAGCTATCAATACTTAGATAAAATTACAATTGATTATGTAGAAGATCTGCAAGGTTCACGATTTAGTGTGACCAATCCACAAGCAAAAACAACATGTGGATGTGGATCTAGTTTTTCAGTGTGAAAGAGTACGTTTTTTGGTATGCAAATGATGCTACTGATCCAGACTGGATCCAGGATGCATCCATTGACCATCTTATTGAGTATTGTAATCTTAAACCAATACCAGAACAAAAACAAATTTTCTTTAGTAGTTCAATAGTTGATAAAACTAAAAATAATATATTTTTTATTACAACTAAAGTATTAGGTTCAGGCCTAAAAGAATTATCAGATTTGGAAGATGAAATTAAATGGTGTGATGATAATGGAATTACTGTCATATATGATAATTCATGGGAATCTTTAGAATTTTGTTTACCTAAAAATAATATTCAGGAAATACAAGATATAATACCAAAGAAGTTTAAGATATTTTGTAATTTCTTAAATGGCGATGTTAAATTAAATGATCCAACGATCACACCTTTTTTAAAATATGCTGTTGATGTTAAGTTTTTTCCTATGTATCTTGGATTTCAAATGGAATTAATGAAACATGATACTTGGAATGTAATAAATCCTTCAAAAAATATTAAAAGAAAGTATTTATTTTCTTTATTATGTGGAGAAATAAGAAAACCTCATAGAGCTCTTACTCTAGCAGGTCTTATGGCTGAAGATTTATTAGCTAATAGTTTCTATACTACATTTCTTCGTAAACACGGTGATGAATTTCAGTCAACTAATTCTCTATATCCAGTTGATGCATGGATTGATGAAGAGCATTTACAAGATTTTAAGTATTATAATTATTTAAAAGATAATTATTATGATAAAATACTAGTCAATAAGTTATTCGATTTCCCATATACCGATAGTAATGAAGTAAGCTTAGGAGTAGACGCAGATTTTAGAATACCTATACAAATGCATGAAAGTTATTTTAACATAGTATTCGAAAGCTTTGAAAATGAAGCTCTTTGTTTTTTTACTGAAAAAACTTTTAAACCTATGCTAGCTGAAATACCATTTATTATCTGTGGCACATTACATCAAAATCAACATTTAAAATCCTTAGGATTTGAAATATTTCCAGAGATATTTGATTATTCATTTGAAGATTTTGAAAATAATGTTAAAGATCCTGTTGAAAAATTAATTAAATCAACCACAAATAAATTACATTATAGTGAAGAGTTCGTTGCTGAAATTAAAAGGGTGAGTGAACTGCCTTTAAGTGTATTTCATCAGCCTTCGGTTTTAGCAAAAATTAAACATAATAAAGAATTAATAACTCAACTAGGTTCTAAAGAGAATACACGAAATAAATTAAATGAGATATTATCGTGATTGTTTTAGTTACAGGTGGATTCGACCCAATTCATTTAGGACATTTGACGATGTTTAAAGAAGCAAAAGAACTTGGAGATGAGCTATGGGTTGGAATAAATTCTGATGAATGGCTTATTAGAAAAAAAGGATTTAGATATATGTCTTGGACTGAAAGATCTGAGGTGATATCAATGATGACTATTGTTGATAAGATAATACCATTCAATGATAAGGATGGATCATCTAACGATGCTATAGCAGTTGCTAAGATGTTAAGTGGTGATAACGTGACGTTTGCTAATGGCGGTGATAGAAACAAAAATACTACTATGGAGTATGGTAATCCAGACCATGATGATGTGACATTTGCATTTAATGTGGGTGGTGGTAATAAAAAGAATAGTTCATCTGATATAGTAAAGGTAAAAAGACAGTGGGGATATTATAAAAACATTTATAGTGGTGATGGATTTAAAGTAAAGGAATTAGTTATTAATCCTATGTCATCTCTTTCTATGCAAATACACAAATATAGATCAGAAACATGGAATTTAGTTTCAGGGCAGTGCACAATATACTTAAATGGCGAGGAAATTGTTATGAGTAAAAACAAACCAATACAAATAAATATAGGGGATTGGCATAAGTGTTTAAATGAATCTAATAAACCGGCTCATATAATTGAAATATGGAAAGGTTCTACTGATAAATTAGATGAAAATGATATTGAAAGATTGCCATATAAATAGAAATATGATTAAAGAATTTGAGAATTTTATACCGGAAGAAACTGCTAAATTATTATATGAAGAAAGTAAAACTATACCAAAGAAATACTGGACATCTTTTAGTAGAGCTGGTAGTTATATGGAAGAGTGTAATGATTTAAAAGAAGCACCAGTTGCACAATCAATAGTAAACGAATTTCACTCAAAAGATTTTTTAATTAAATTAGAAAAGATTTCTGGGATTAAACATTTATTACCAGATCCGTATTTAGTAGGTGCTGGTTATATGAAAAGTTATAATGGTGATAGTCTTAAAGTACATTCAGATTTTAACTGGAATGAAGAATGCCAAACACATAGAGCTTTAAGTGTAAATTTATATTTTACTCCTGACTGGGATCCTAAGTGGGGAGGTAATTTACAATTCTGGGATTCTAATAAAACTAAAAAGCTTTTCGAATATTCACCTAAAATGGGTAATGCTATTATATGGGAATATCATAGTAAAGCATTTCATGGATATCCTGAACCAATGACTTGTCCTAAAGATAAATTTAGAGTTGGATTTAGATTATTTTATTATGTTTCTAATGCTATACATAATCCACTAGACCCTCCTCATAAAAGTTTATATTGGTATGATAAAGAAAAAAACAAACCCTATCATTTAGAATCTGATTATGGACACAACAAACTTTAATGTCTTTTCAAGCATTAAGTGATTTTGAAAATGAAGTAGCCGAATTCTTTGGAGCTCCATATGCTGTGGCAACGGATTGCTGTACGCACGCTATTGAGATGTGTCTTCAACTTAAGTTTTATATTCATCTTGATATACCAGCAAAAACTTATATCTCTCTCCCTTTTATGCTTGAAAAAATAAGAATGCCATATCGACTAGTAGATAAACACTGGAGAGACTATTACTATGTTGCTGATGATATAATTGATGCAGCGCTACATTGGGAAAAGAACGGATATATTCCAAAAACTAAAATGTGCTTATCCTTTCATTTTAAAAAGCATATCAACATTGGTAGAGGTGGTATGATTCTTTTAGATAATAAAGAAGAAAGAGATAGACTAGTACGTATGCGTCACGATGGTAGATCTATATACGAAAATAAAAATTATAATGAAGAAGATATTACAGAGATTGGTTATCATTACTATATGACGCCTGAAACTGCTGCAGTAGGTTCTGAAATATTTAAGAATAAAAAAGATCTAAAGCCAGAAAGTAAAGGTAGTGCAGACTATCGCGATATAAGACTATATAAATACTATAAGCAATCAATATGAAAACATATTCTAATTTATATAAAAACAAAAAACTTAATGCATGGTTAGACATATCTACCTATTGCAATGCAGCATGCCCACAATGTCATAGAACAAATCCTGATGGTTTAGCTAAAGTTGGTTGGCTCCCTCTTATTCAATGGTCTTTATCAGACTTCAAAAAAGCATTCCCTTTAAAAACTTTAGAATGTATAGGGAACTTTAATTTCTGTGGAACTTGGGGAGATCCTATTATGAATAAAGATATACTTGAAATTTGTAAGTATATTATTGATAATTCTCGCTGTTGGATATTTATTAATACTAATGGAAGTTTTAGAGATGATTTTTGGTGGACTCATCTAGGGTATATAATAGAAGGTAGAGGAAGAGTAGTGTTTGATATAGATGGAACAAATCAGCAAATGCATTCTTATTATAGACAAAAGACTGATTTAAGTAAGATATTAAAAAATATGAAAGCTTATTCTCAATTTGGAGATGTAGCTGTATTCACTGTAGTTTATAAACATAATGAAGATCATTTAGAAGCTATTAACAAAATGGTAAAAGATATATGTAAAATCAAAGAACATTTATGTGTTCCTTCAGATAGAGCTCACCATATAGATAGATTTAAATTTAGAAAAAATAAACAAAACCATTATTTAGAACATAGTCCTAAGTATGGAATGAGTAAACAAGGAACATCATTTAACTTATGAAAACACATTGCAAATGGCTAGAAGATGATGAGCAAATGTTAGTAAACCCTGATGGACAGGTTTTACCATGTTGTTATCTTTCAAATTATTTTACTGTAGATAAAAGACCTCCAATTCCAACAGAAATGATTGATACAGATTTTAAGGTTAAAAAGCAGTATGTATATGACACTTATAAGGAGATAGAAGACCAATTATACCATATAGACTTTGTTAACTTAGAAGTTAGTCGTGAATATCTTTTTAATGAATATGAGAAAAGAAAAGATAAACTTAATATATTCACTAATGATTTAGAAGATATTTTATCTAATGAATGGTTTACTAAAATTTTACCAGAATCATGGGAACATGAAGATACCATTTCAACCCCTTGTAAACAAGTATGCACTAGCTGTTTACATTCACCAAAAGTATGATATAATAGATACATTAATCGCACAATAGGAACTTTAAAATGCCTGAAAAAATTAAACCTAGAGATAAACCCCATTACGTAAATAATAGAGACTTCTCATATGCAGTAGTGGATTATGTTAAAGCAGCTAATGATGCAAAAGCAAATGATAAAAAGAATCCAGTAGTACCGGATTATATTGCTTTATGTTTCATGAAGATCTGTGAAGGTCTATCCCACAAACCAAACTTTGTACGGTATACTTATCGTGATGAAATGGTTATGGATGGAGTTGAAAATTGTCTTAAAGCAATATATAATTATAATATAGACACAGCTACCCGTACAGGAAAGCCAAATGCATTCTCTTATTTTACTCAAATAGCTTACTTTGCTTTTATACGTAGAATTGTTAAAGAAAAGAAACAAACGGATATTAAATTTAAATTTATGGAGCAAGCAAATATTGAAGACTTTGTTTCTAGCATAGATGTTAATAGTCCTATTGACCAATCATTCCTTGATACTCTTCGTGAGAAGATAAGCAAAATTAAAGAAAGCGATAGTGCACTGAAAGATTTTAAAAAGGAAGATAAAGAAAAGAAAAAGAAAGGATTAGAATTATTTTTTGAGGTTACATAATTGAAAAACTTATTAATAGTAGGATTTGGCGTTGTAGGACAAGCTGTATATCATGGGTTAAGAGAAAATAATACGATAGATATTTTAGATATAGAACCAAATGATAATATAGAATATTATGATTATGATGGTATTATATTATGTCTACCTACACCACGAGGACCACAAGGTGAATGTGATGATATGTTGGTTGAACAATATATTAGAACTATACGTACGCAATCACCTGAGGCATCTATACTTATTAAGTCTACTATATCAATAGAATTAGTTGACTTACTTGAAGATGATAAACATATAACATATAATCCAGAATTTTTAACTGAATCAGATTCAATAGAAGAATTTCAGAATCAAAGCTTTGTTATATTTGGCGGTCATGAATGTAGGTGTTGGTATGAGATATTTCAAAACTCTGGCATATACATAGGTTCTGTTAAGTTCACTGATATGAGAACAGCAGCATACGCTAAGTATTCAATTAATTCATTCCTAGCTACAAAGGTTATATTCTTTAATGAATTAAATCTTATGTTTGGTCAAGAAGGATTTGATGAATTAACACAAATTATAAGTATGGATGATCGTATTGGTAAAAGCCATATGATGGTTCCAGGACCAGATAAACAATACGGATTTGGTGGTATGTGTTTCCCTAAAGATACAGAAGCTTTTACTGTATCAGCTAAGAGACTTAAGACACCATTAACATTATTAGAAAAAACAATTGAAATTAACAAGGAGTTAAGATGAAAGTAGGATTTACATGTTCACCATTTGATTTATTACACGCAGGCCATATAGAAATGTTACGTGAGTGTAAGGAGAATTGCGATTATCTTATATGTGGTATTAATACTAAACCTGAAAAAAAGGGTAAGTTTCCAGTTCAAAGTCTTATGGAAAGACATATGCAATTGTCAGGTGTAAAATATGTTGATGAGATTATACCATATGAAAATGAAGATGATTTAATTAATTTGCTTAAACTTAAAATGCCTGATATAAGATTTGTTGGTGGAGACTATCATGGTAAACCATTTACAGGTTCTAACTTAGAAATGGAAATATTTTATAATAATCGTGAACATCCATTTTCATCAAGGGAACTTAAAAATAGAGTAATCCATTGGGCATTTGATGGCCATCATTATTATTCTAAAGCTGAAGTTGAAAAATATAAATCGAGAATATCACACGAATAAATGAAAATAGCTTTACTTAATGACACTCATGTAGGTGTTAGAAATTCATCACAAATATTTATAGATTTTCAAAAAAGATTTTATGAAGAAATCTTTTTTCCTTACTGTAAAGAAAATGATATAAAACAAATAATTCATTTAGGTGATTATTACGATCATAGAAAGTTTGTAAACTTTAAAGCATTAAGAGAAAATAGAAGACACTTCCTTGAACCTATGCAACAGATGGGTATGAAAATGGATATACTTCCAGGGAACCATGATGTATTTCACAAGAACACAAATGATCTTTGTTCTCTTAAAGAACTATTAGGATATTACACAAAAAATATTAATATTGTAATGAAACCTTCTACGTTAAATTATGACGGATTAGATATTCATTTACTGCCATGGATTAATAATGAAAATTATGATCATTCTATGGAATTTGTTAAAAAGAATAAAGGTATACTTATGGCTCATCTAGAATTGCAAGGATTCGAAATGATGAGAGGTATTAAACAACCAAAGGGAAACGGTATGGGAGTTGAACCATTCGAGCATTATGATTTATGTTTGTCAGGTCATTATCATGCAAGTTCACAACAAGGTAACATAAGATACTTAGGATGTCAAATGGAATTCACATGGGCAGATGCTGGTGATCAAAAACATTTCCATATATTTGATACAGATACAAAAACAATTGAAGCAATACCTAATCCATTGACATTATTTGAGAAGATTTATTATGATGATACAAGTACAGATTACACAAATATTAATATAGATATATGTGCAGATAAATTTGTTAAAGTTATTGTAGGGAATAAGTCAAACCCATTTATGTTTGATAAGTTTATTGAAAGAATATCAGATCTTAATACACATGATCTGAAGATAGCTGAGAACTTCTCAGAATTTTTAGGTGAGAATGTACTCACTAATATAGAAGATATAGAAAATACAACTGACTTAATGGCTGGTTATATAGACGGTGTCAAAACAGATTTAGATAAAGACAAACTTAAAACTCTTATGAATAGTCTCTATAATGACGCCATAGACATGGAGATACAATGAGAACACTACTAATAATATTATTAACACTTACGTTTGGTGTAGCTGCTGAACAAATATGGACTGACTTTAGTCCCAAACCAGAGGCTAAGGTAATTGTAATTGATGACCCTCAAACTGCTGAGGTAATTATTATGATTAAAGATCCAGTGCCAATGAAAACTGAAGCTATTGTTAAAACGGAAAATGAAATTGACAAAGAAAAGTATAGACAATACTTTGAAGATGAATCATTAGTGCTTATGGTATTAGGTGGTCTTGAATATTGGAAAATGAATTGTGGAACACTAACAAGCACAGGTCAATACTTTATGAAATTAGCTATTAAAAAACATGAAATAGATGAAGAGGAAATGCATATGGATATGAGTTTCCAAACAGGTCTATTTGCAGCTACGTTATATAATAGTTGTGATCATTTTCTTAGTCAAGTAAAAACTATTGGATTAGACATGATGTTTATAAAAACTACACCACCACCAAACGGAGCTAAAGAACTTGATAATATTTCAAACCCTGAAGTATAAGAACTTTTTATCAACCGGCAATAACCCAATAACAATAGAACTTAATAAGAGTAAATCAACTCTTATTGTAGGTCGTAACGGGTCCGGTAAATCTACAATCCTTGATGCACTATCCTTTGCATTATTTGGTAGACCGCATAGAAATGTTAATAAAAATGGATTAGTAAATTCAGTTAATGGAAAGAATTGTGAAGTAGAAGTACATTTTGAAACAGCTGGCCATCAATTTAAAGTGGTTAGAGGAATCAAACCAAACAACTTTGAAGTATGGCAAAACGGTAATATGATAGACCAGCAAACAAATGTAAGGGACTATCAAAAATTCTTAGAGCAGAATATATTAAAGCTTAACCATAAATCCTTTCATCAGATAGTAGTCTTAGGGTCTAGTTCGTTTGTACCTTTTATGCAATTAAAGTCTCACGATAGGCGTGATGTCATTGAAGACCTTCTAGATATAAACATATTTAGCAAGATGAAGGTTATATTACGGGAAAGAAACTCTAAATCGAGGGAATTAGGTAAGAGTTCTAAAATATCGGTAGATGCTCAAAAGGATAAAATTGAATATCAAAAGAAACATATCGCTCAATTAGAGTCTATTAATGTGGATGCTAAGCAATCATTTGATGATGATATAGCTGATACACAAAGCAAGTTAGATATACTAAAGGATAGATTAGAAAAATATCCTGAAGGCCTTAAAGGTAATCTAAATTCTTTAAGGAAAGTAAGAGAAGGATTAGGAGAAGAAAAGGGAAGGCATACTCATGCTATGAATAAACTTGTAGATACAGCTAAGTTCTTTGAACTAAATGAAGATTGTCCTACTTGTACACAACCGATTAATCCACAATTAAAGACTGCAATG